ATGGCGGCGGACCGGTTAAGCGGTTCTCCGCCAGATGAACACCGTCTGGTAAGGCTGAATCAGTTTGATGTTTGCATAGCAGGTGTATGTACTGTACTTCTGGTAAGTCCGCTGGTCAGCCAGCCACTTTTTCAAAACTTCTTCATATCTCATAGGAGGATTCTATGAAAATCTATGTCCAAATCGGCGATGACGGTTCAGTCACCGCCTTTTCCACGTGCTCCACCGCCGACGTGCAGGTGGATGCAGAGGTGACCGGCCCGCTTTATCCGGAAAAAATTTCCGGCTATAAACTGGAGCCGGACAACACAGGCGTCAATCATCTTGTCTTTGATGAGGAGCAGTATAAAGCCCACATCAAGCAGGAACAGGAAGCAGCAGCCCTTGCCGAAGCAGAAAACAGACTGGCCGAAGTCAGCCGGGATGCCCTGCTGGCCGGTGTGGATGATGAGGTGGCGCTTTCGATGGCCTGCCTGTACAGAGAATGGGAAGTCGGAGCAACATTCAAGCGCTGGGAGAGATTCCGGTACAAAGACGGCTTTTTCAAGGCCCTGCATGACTGCACAGGCGAGGAAGACAAAAAGCCAGACGAAACGCCTTCCCTGTACTCTGTCATCTCTGACCCCGCAGTCGAATGGCCGGAATTCCGCCAGCCGACTGGAGCGCATGATGTCTACAACACAGGCGACAAAGTGACGTTCAAGGGCGAGCACTACACCTGCCAGCGCGATAATGTTGCACACTCCCCGGAAGCACTTCCGGATGCATGGAAAAAGGCTGCAGAGTAGCAGCCGGAAAGGAATCTGATTATGATGACAAACAAGACTTACGACATTCTCAAATGGATTGCCCTTGTGGTTCTGCCGGCACTGGCAACGTTCTACACCGCACTCGCCCCAATCTGGGGACTGCCATACGAATCCGAAATCCCGATGACCATCACTGCTGTCGATGCCCTTCTTGGTGCTCTGCTGGGGGTATCCAGCCAGAAGTACAAGGCACAGAGCAATGGAGCTGTGGACTAGCTTAATCGATGCCTGCGGGTCTGCCCTTGTGGCAGGCCTTTTTGGTGTCGTGATGTGGTTTCTCCAGAGGCAGGAAAAGCAGGGGAAGGTCCGGGATGAGGATACAAAGAAGCGTCTGGAAATGATTCAGGCCAACACGGCAAAGCTGGCTGATCATGATGCTCTTATTGTCTCCCTGTCCGAGATTGCCCAGCGGCTGAAAGAGGCCACTGAGGTCAATGGCGAGGGGGTCAAGGTACTGATGCGCTACATGCTGCAGCGCTACCATGCCACCTACATGATGCGCGGATTTATCACCAGCCACGAGAAACAGGAGTTCCTGGAAGCCTATCACGTATATCACGGCAAAGGCGGAAACGGGACCGGAGAAAGCTGGATGCGCGAAGTGGATGGGCTGCCTGTCCGGGATGATGTCCCGGTTGTGAATCCCTATTTGGAAATCTTGAGAGAAAAGGAGAGTTAAGAAATGCCAAGTTACAACGATTTCAAAGCGTCTGTTATGGGCAAAGCATTTGATATTGACGGTTATTATGGCGCCCAGTGCTGGGACGGATATGCCAAATACTGCCGATACCTGGGTTATCCCATCTGTCATTGCACCGTGACCGGATACGTGCAGGACATCTGGACGCAGAGAAAGGTCAACGGTATCCTGAATCACTTCAATGAGGTCACTGTGATGCAGCCGGGTGATGTTGCGGTGTTCAAGCCTTGCAATGCTACTCCGCTGTCCCACATCGCCATTTTTGATCACGATGCCGGTGGCGGATACGGTTGGTTCCTGGGGCAGAATCAGGGCGGATACAACGGCTCTTTCAATGTCGTAAAGCTGCCTTACTCTGCAACCTATGACACAGCCTTCCGGCCGAAGGTTTTTGCCGGTGCAGTGCAGAAGCCGGCATCAAACAGCGGAAAGAAATGGACGCAGGACTGCGTGATTCACAAAGGTGACAAAGTGAAGTCTATTTCCTGTGCAATCACTGGTGTTCAGGGAAACTGTGTCAATGTCCCGGCACTGGGCGGTCTGGTTCCCCTTGCTCACGTCACCGAAGCTGCTGACACCAGAGACGGCAAGTGTGACAACTATCTGGCAACGACCGGCGCAAGAGTGTATCTTGCAGAAACGACCGTAGAAGCCGTGGACACCAGCAAGAATCTGGTCAAGGTTCATGGATACTGGGTCAAGGCAGGACCGCTCATGGGGCTGAGATAAGGCGTCGACACCCTCGACAAAAATTCATAGACTCGACAAACTCTTGTCTAGTCACTAGACAAAATGTTAAAATGTAAACAGCCCGAATGCGGATGGTGAAGCCGGCTATACAAGTTTCCATCCTGCAAAATGGGAGCTAGGCTCCTGGCATCGGACTCACAAACAAACCCCGGGTTTTCTGCCCGGGGCTTTTTTTGTGCCTCAAATGGTGAGCGTTTGAGGCAGATGATTCGCAAAGAGGGTTGATTGCCTGTGGTACGATTGAGACACAAAAAAAGCTCCCCTGCCTGTGTGGTGTGGGGAGGATTTTGTGTTTATTAAAGCTGGAAGGTGTTAAAAAGCGCTGTTTTTTAACACCTTGAAAAACGACGTTATTAAAAATTGCTGATTTTTGCGAAAGTCTTCTAAACCTTCCCAATTCTTGTGATGATGTATCATTGATTTGCCGGAAAGGTGTGAGACCGGTCTCATGCCCCTGGGTGATTCCAGGGGCTCTTTTTGTGTCTGGACAAAAGAAAAGCCCCGCGAGTGCGGGGATAAGATTCTGAACCGTAATGTAACTACCTTCTTTTTACGGATCACCCCTGCCTACATGCAGGGAATACATCTACAGTTTATTTCTCCAGTCTTCCAATTGCAAATTCCATAGACCAGTTTTTGATAATCAGACTGTCACCCATTACGAGTCTGTACAGGTTCTCTGCCAGCTCCGCATAGTCAACATGTCCACCATTCCTAACAACAGCTGCAACAACATCCTGCAGAGAGTTGTAGTCACCATCATCGATTGCCATCATGGCGTTCTTTGCACGGGTTTCAGCACCTGCAACGTTTTCTGACATCCTGCCAAAACCATACCACAGTGTCTGTTTTCCATCATTTCCGTAGATTGCCCACAACCTGGCAATCACATTCATAACTTCCGCCTGTGCATAGTCCAGTTCTACGTTGGCTTCATCTGCTGCTTTATATAAGGATACCCATCTTGCACCGCTGTCTGTCCTGTACTCACGGATCAGTTCGGAATCGTGATGCTTGATGATGTACTTCATAAGTGTCACAACTTCCTTTGCCCCGGCTTCAATCATCCCGGCACTTGTGACACCTTCGACTTTGTATCCAATCTCCTTTGCAAGACGGATGGCGTTGACATGTTTCATACCGTCAAAACCCTGTTCGCCTTTGACGATTCGGGTGATAACAGAAGGGGCAACACCTATCCTGCGGGCAAATTCAGCCTGGGACAGGTTGTGAGATTCAAGAAACTCTTTAAGGTTCCGTTCGGTCACGTATTTCAGCATTTTCTTACCTCCTCGTTCTTCCGGAAGAAATCTACACCCATATATTATTCGATTAAAAAAAACGATGTCAATTGCAATCGTTTGATTTATAGAATAACCACATCATTTATTCGGCGCAAAAATGGAGTACGCTTTGGAATTGGATAGAAATTGGAGCATTTTCAGATGACACGAAACACGCACGTATTAACACGAAACGGCGTGTTTTCCTTTATCTAAAGGGTCTGGTTGCATGAGATAACGTGAAATAGCATCAAACGAATCTGCGTGTTATAATACCTGTTACGACTGATACCCCATAAAACAGAGAAAAACCCCTTTACCTAAAGGGGTTTTTGCATGTCTTATCCGAAATTGGCGCAAAATTGGAGTAAATTTATGCCAAAATATCTGGCGTCTCTGAGAACGCCTTTTCCAGAACATCGGTTTTCATCCGATCATTGACCTCAGTGTAAATCATGAGAGTCATTGTTGGACTGGAATGTCTTGCCAATTCTGAGGCGGTCTTTGGGTCAGCACCCGACATGATCAGATTGGTGATGTAGGTATGCCTGAGCATATGGGGGTGAAAATCAATCCCCATATCCTTTGCAATCTTCCGAATGCTTTGACGTGTTGTTTGCGGGTTGATGAACGTACCGTCTTCCTTGCAGACAACCAAAGGATAGGGGTTGTCCTTCTTCCAGCTTTTCAAAGTGTCTGTCAGGACAGTCGGAATGGGGATGGGGTTCCCGGATGTTTGTGTCTTGAGCTTTGGACTGACTTCAAAGTCTGGCATCCGCCTGCCCGTATAATGCAGCTGCTGTCTGACAGTAACGACCCCCTTGTCCAGGTCTATGTCTTCCCATCTGATGGCACATATCTCTGCAAGACGCAATCCGGCATAGTATCCGAGGTCAAGCAGGACTGTCTGTGCAGTACCGTCAAACGGTTCATGTTTGTTGTATACCCTTTGTTTTAGATTCTGGAAATCTTGGTGGCTTAGATATTCTTGCCTGTGATTCATTGTTATTTTTCCATTGTTTTTGATTATCGCTGCGGGATTTTCGTTGGTGACCCCGGTCTTCATCCCATATGCAAAAATGTGTTTAAGCACCACCAGTATCTGCTGTACCAGACTGTAACCTTTGCCGGATATGGTGTTGACGAAAGACTGCACCTCAAAATAATGAATGTTGGAAAGAGGGACGGAGCCAAAAACCGGATGAACATGTTTCTCATATCGGTTGGTGTAAATCCGAATCGTGTTTTCTGCAAGATGACTTCCGGCCTTCCATTGATAGAAAATCTCATCAACGGTGGCGTTCTTTTCACCAATATTCAATCCGTTCTGCAGATCATTCAGTATTTCGCGTCCATGGACCTCTGCCGCTTTCTTCGTGGCAAAACCGGACTTTGAGTATTTCCGTTTCTTTCCATAGCGGTCAGTGTAGTCAAAGCTGACGCGCCATGTGTATCCTGTTTTGGATTTCTTTGCAGGGCGTTTGTCAAATCTCACGATAACCTCCTTTCATTTTTTGATGACACAACACCACATCTTTGATATAATAGTAGTGGTTATATCGAACTGGCTTTTTAGCCGCAGACCCCAGCCCATGCGGGGTCTTTTTTTTTTTTTTATTTCCAGTAACCGTTGGTTTCAGGGGCAATGTTTGCCGTGTATGCTGTCTGATCATCTAATGGCACAGACGACACTTGGCATTTGACACCATTTTCAGTGGCACTCCCCATGTAGGTGTATTCCAATCTTTCACGATATGCCGACTTTGCCATACCATCAGGGTCATCGACATCAAGTGCTTCAAGTACAGCTTTTGGCAATTCATAGAAGTAATAGTCATTCAACACCTGGTCACCGGACGTTTTGTAGGGGACGAACGCACCTATGGAAATCAGGCTTGTTGTGTCATCGGTATCGTTATTGGCAACTATAAATGTCTCTATCTCATCCGGCCCAGTGAATTCAAGGGCAGGATAATCACTGTCTGTAACCAAAGTCACGTCATCGGAAGGAATGTTGTCTTTGATGGATTCCAGCAGCTCTACCGGTGGTATGTCAAAGAATCTTCCGTCTGGAGTCAATTCAATCTTTTGCGGTTGTGCCTGTGTACACCCTGCAAAGATGAGGGCGGTCAGGCCAATGGATAGCAGTTTCTTCATAATGCTTCCCTTTCTCTACTTAACCTCACGTATCGTTGTCAGCGCCTTGCCGAGAATCCGAACGTCCACAGTATCCTCAGCAGTGATTTGTATCTCCTTATAGTCCGGGTTCTCTGGGCGCAATATTGCCACCTTTGCATCTTCATACCAGTAGAACCGTTTCAGGGTCACGTCATTGTCAATCAGGACAACAGCTATTTCACCGTTCTGCACCATGTCCTGCTTCCTGCAGACAACGATGTCACCGTCATAGATTCGTGCGTTCACCATGGAATTACCCTTGCACTTGAGGGCAAAGTCACCTTTGATCGCGTCACTCAAATCAATAAACTCACCCGTCCTTTCGATTGCTTCAATGGGATTTCCACAGGCAATGGTACCCAGAAGGGGAACCTTGTGTGTGCCTGACAAAGACAAAGGTGTAATATGTCCGTCTTTCTCAAGCTGCCTCATGACATCATCGTTTTGTTCTTCCCATCCCATCAAGTATTCAGGAGTGGTGTGCAGTGCTTTTGCCAAAGGAACAATGATGGAATACGGCACCTTTTCGATTTCACCATTTTCATATCTGTATATGGTGGTCTTGTTCTTGCCGACACGTTCGCCAACCTGTGCGGCAGATAATCCTAATTCAAGCCTTCTTTTCTTGAGTCTATCGCTCACAGTCATAAATTGTGGGACTCCTTTCTGAAATCAGTATATCGCAAATTTGCAACACAGGGATATGAATGTTGCAAAAATGCGAATTTACTGTTGACGCAAAAATGCAACACTGATATTCTTTAGGTGCGGAAACGCAACACGGAAGGAGGTGGACGCAATGGATGTAAAGGCATTCGTCAAAACACTGCAGGAACGAAATATCTCAAAAACAGAACTTGCTTCTGCTATTGGTATAAATCGGGCTACTATGTATCGCAAAATGGCTGAAAACGGGGACAAATTCACCGTCAAAGAAGTCAACGAGATACGCAGGATTCTCGATTTAAGCCCGGAACAGGCGAGTTCAATTTTTTTTGCAGAGTGAGGTGCAAAAACGCACCCGCAAGCAAAAAGAAAAACCGGCAGCTCCATCTGGAACTACCGGCCGGTATAGACACCCATATTGTAACACAGAAAGGGGCAAGCATGAATATCCCGGAATTCTATGACAGCTGGAGAGAAAGAACAGAACTCCAGCATGAGATTGAAAGGCTTCGGGCAGAACGCAAGGTGGAACACGAACTGGAAACAGACATTCTGTATTTCGTATGTGCGCCACTAGTCGTTGCAGCTGTGGTTCTGGCACCAGCCATCTGCAGGGCGATATTCAAATGAGGTCAGAACTGGAAGAAACGATGGACCCCATCCTGACGGATTTTGAGACATGGCAGGTGGTGTGGGCACACGACAATATCAAATATGATTATCCATCCGACTACGAACAGGGCCGTCTGGAAGGCTTTCTGGAGGCTGTGGAAATAGTCAAGGAGTATTTGGATGACCAGCGCGCATAACCCGCTCCAAACCTACACGCTGGATGAGGTTGGCGCATTGATGCACTGTTCCCGACAGCAGGTCACAACATGGATGGATGCAGGCATTCTGAAAGGTATCAAGACGGGTAAGGGGACGGTCATAACGACCATCGCCCTTACGAGATTCCAGGAAACGTACGAAGGACAGGACGTGTCCAATCTTGTACGGACACTGGATGCAAAAAAGAAAGTGGAAAACAAAAAAGAAAGTGGAGAAAGAAAATGAACAAACGCGAAATCAAACTGGTGCAGGACCTCATTGACGAAAATAAAACGTGGAAATCCGTCGCTGACGAATATTCTCACGAGATTGACGCATTGAATTCCGAAGTCAGGACGTCGGGTGGAATCGTATACGACCTGAAAAGGGGAATCATGGAAAACACATTTTTTGCTGAATGTGCCAAAGCCAGCAGCAGCCCGCTGATCTGCTTCCCTGAATGGGTGTGCAGACTGCTCCCCATGGAAACCCTGAACGACTATATCGAAGAGCGGAAGAGTGAGTGAGATGTGTCGAAAAGTGATATGTGTCGAAACGGGCGTTGTATATAACTCAATCACCGAAGCGGCAAAGGCGCATAACGTTACGGTTCAGGCAATCTTTTATACCTTGAGAGGAGCCAAATCAACCGCTGCCGGGTGTAGATGGAAATACGCTGACGACAACGAGCGTACTGATTATGAGAAAACGGTGATGATCAAAGACGGTGTGATGCCCATGGATGATGAGTATTCAATCGTCCGTGAACAGTGGGTAAAAAATCCCATTTATACCTTATACAAGCACCGGATTCCAGTCGAACATTATGACTGTTTGAAAAGTGCGATGGCAGCCTACAGGTATCTGAAACGGCATTCCATCAAAACGGATGACACCGCGGTCAGACGACTGAAATCATACGCAAACGAATGGGAGTCACCCCGTGGTTGAATACGAAATCATGAAAATGCCTGACGGTCAGTACGGTGTCATCCAGCTTGCAGAATCCAGGGAACGCAAGACGGGGTTCCAGATTGGAGCGCTGGACATTATTGCAACCTATCCGACTGCAAAAATGGCCCGCAGGAAACGGGATGAACTGAATGCTGCAACACAGCACACAAGAACCCGTCCTGCAAGACTGTGGAAATGGAGAGACAACGCGTGAACGCCTGCAGACAGCTGAATGAAATGAAACTCAAATCACTTGTAGACCGAGACACGGCGAAAAGACCGGTCAAAGCCTCAATGGGAGCCTATTCTGTATGGCTATGCCCTTCCTGCAGGCGAATGGCAGCACAGACAGATTTCTGTCCTCACTGTGGACAAAGGATCAAATGGAAGAAGTAAGACGGTGGGTTCGAATCGGGCCGTACGAATACAGCAATGATGAAGACAAAGGGGCAGCAGGTGCTTCTGGAGGCATGGGAGATTCTGGACAGGTTCAAACAGCGCTGTGATCAGATTCCCTATGAGTGGTGGTACCGAGAAACGACCGGATTCTATGACCGGCTGGAAGATGCAATGCGGTTCCTGGACGATTTCATGAATGGCTGCCCGGAACTGGAAGAAGTTGAAGAAATCATAAGGAGGATGAATGGATGACAAAGCTGGACTATATCGTCGATTTGCTGGCGACAAACTGGTGCACAGCGGAGTGCGAAAAGTGCCCTTTCGGCATGGAACACGAAGAGTGTGTTTTAGTCATCGACGCTGACCATGATGCCAGGCGGATGCGAGTGAAGGGCATCATCATCGAGGCAGTGATGGAGTGGGCCGATGGGCTTGCAATGGAGTTTATGTACCGGCGGATGAAGGAAGGGGACAAAGAATGACGAAGATTGAAGCATTGGCAAAACTTATTAGCCAGTCAAACATCAACTGCCATGGGATATTTTGCCGTGAATGTCCGTTTTGCACAGACCCAGAACAGCTGTGTGATCAGTGGGAAAACGAGACTGCACGCGGGGAAGCATTGAAGCAGATGATCATCGACGCAGTGGATGAAGCCAGGAAAGAGGAAACGGAACCTACGGTTGGACAGATTTGGAAACGTAAATCAGGTTTTGGCGACCAGATGGAAATTACTCGGATAGTCAATAATCTCAATGGAACCAAAGAGGTTCGTTACTCCATGGATGATGGTCAATTTATGTCCGGAGCGATCCTCGAAGACTTTCTCAAGTGGTTCGAAAAATGCGAAGAAGAGAAAAATTCCTCCCACACCACACCCGATCACTATCGCCTGAACCCCGAACCAATTGCAGTCATCAAAGCGTGGGACCTGGGGTTCTGCTTGGGGAACGTCATCAAGTACATCGCTAGAGCCGGACACAAGGCTGGAGAAAGTAGGGACAGTGACCTGCACAAGGCGATGGAGTATCTCAGGATGGAATTGGAGGACCAGGCGAATGAAGTCTACGAAGCCTACAAAAAGAAAAACGCTGTCAACAGACAGCGGATTGAGGAAGGGTACTAATGACAGACTGGATACCGAACGAAGGAGATTATTTCTACTACATTAATGAACACGGCCACGTGATGACGAAACAGTACAACGATAAAATAGACTATCACACTATCGCATTTGGGAACTGTTTCAAGTATGAGCACAGAGCAAAGAAAGCCGCACGGGCGATCTTCGAGCTCTTGAAGGGGCTGGAGAAATGAAAATTGAAACAAAATTTAACCCCGACGGGACTCTGAAATCACTCACAGGAGAGGCGCCGAACCTTAATGCGCTGGCGCATCTGTGTGTGAACGTGATTTACAAAATGGCATCCGATGGATACCTGGATGAAGCAGAAATTCTTGTCGAACGATGCCGGCAAGCAGTGAGGATGGCGGAAGAGGAGCAGGAATGACAGCCGATAAAGTGCTGAAAATGCTTTGTCAGAGCATTGACAAAGAAATCGAAGAGACTTGGAAAGATCGCCAAGCCCTACAAGATGACTATACAAAACGTGCTTCGTTCCGCTGGAATGATGGAAAATTTTACGGATTGAGTTGGGTGAGAGGACAGATTGTGCAATTAACAGGAAGGAGCGAATGGGAATGACACTCAAAGAATTCTTTGAACAGAACGGCGAGAAGCCTATCGAAATCCAGGACGACGGCACGATCAAAGTGCTGGAAGAGAAAGGGCCGTGGAAGCCGAAGAATTGTGATAGATATTTCCACCTTTGTGGAAACGGTGATCTTGAAGAAACTTATTGGTTTGGCTGGGATTCAGAAGACCGTAGAGCTGAATTAGGCAACGTCTTCCAGACCCTAGAAGAAGCCAAACGCATGGTTCATCGCCTGAAAGCCAGAAAGAAATTTCTGGATGCTGGGGGACATGAGGGAATGGATGGTTTGGTGTTTGGAGATAGATACCACGTCTATCCTCAGCGAGGCGACAAGATATTGATGAGTGCTAAAGAACGCAATGTTACAGCTTTCGACATCTGGTTTGAGACTGAAGCAGATTGCAATCGGGCAATTGACAGCCTGACAAAGGACGAAGTCGCAGCTCTGTGCTGGACGGGTGATGAGGAATGACTTGGATCCACGTAAATGGTCGTTTTATAAACGCCGACCATGTTACAAGTATTCGTCCAACTTACGGCCGGTTCTCTGCAATCATCTTCGAAATTGGTTACCGGGGAGACAAAATGTTCAAACAATTGCCAGATTGCGCACCAGTGGAAGAGGTCATCAATTCGATCCTTGACCAGCTCTACGCGGGTAATGATGTAGTTAACGTTGATTGCATCGTCGCACTGCATGAGGCTCTCGAGGAGGGCGAACAATGATCAAAGAAGTAAAACTCCCAGACAGTATCGTCCAGTCAATCAAAGAAGAAATGGAAGCACCAGCAAAGCTCAAGCCAATGACGGATGACAAGAGACAGATGAACATTGCTCTTAGTTCCTATGCCGAAAAATGGTGGACGCTGAAAACAATCCTGAACAACACCTACGTGAACGCAACACTGGAGGGAAAATCTGTGAAAGCTATTTCAGAGGTGCTGGATTTGATGGAAGAACTGGAGGGAATAACAAATGCGAATCGAAATTCATGAAATCCAGGGTTTCTGGCCTGCAATCTGGGGAATGCGAAACCCCATGCAGTCACATGACAGGATGGACAGTGAACCGCCGGAAGAAGCCAATTTTGCGATACACGAGGACGAAGACGGATTCGTAAATGGCGAATGGGAACCACCAACGTCATTCCGTTTCGGATCTGATGACCATTCCCTTGCCATGAAGCTGGCAAACGCCGGTACAGACCATGGCAAATTCCTGAGACAAATCGTTGTCTGGGTGGACATCACTGCAACACAGACATGGTGGTCAGAGTTTGATACATACCGGATGGGTGTTGAAAAAAATTCTGAGAGCAAGATGCACACACTCATGAACGAGGAAATCACACCCAGTATGTTCGATTTCTCTGCTCTGCCGAACAGCGTGTTTGGAAGTTACCTGGCAGGGATTTGCGAGGGGTATAGAAAGATCGGAGAGTTTGAAGCGCTGCTGCAGGTGCTCCCAATGTCATTCCTGCAAAAGCGGACCTGCATGATTTCATATGCAGCACTCAGGAATATTTACCACGCTCGGAGGAACCACAAACTCAAGGAATGGCACACATTCTGCGACTGGATTGAAAGGTTGCCTTACTCAGAGCTGATTACAGGAAAGGAGAAAACAAATGATTAAACGGACACTGTATCCGGAAACACCTCGGATACCTGAAAAGACAAACAACGGCGTTGTCACGGAAAAGATGGATGGTGAAAACCTGACCATCCTGAAATACAACGGAGAACTGCTGATTGCTCAGAGAAATAAAATCTTCAACAAGGACGAAGTGTTCGGCGATGGAAACATCGGATATAAAGGGCTCAAAGGATGGGCCAGAGAACACTGGGAATGGTTCGACATGTACCTGAACGACAACACAGCACTCTGCGGCGAATGGATGGCCGGAAGGGCAAAGAGTTATCCCCCGGAAGTTGTGGATAAGAAATTCTATATCTTTGCCACAGCAAAGGTCATGCCAGGACTGAACCTGTGGGACTTCGATTACTACCGGGAACATGTTGACAATGCGTTCGGAATCTCTGAGGAGTTCCTTGACCTTAACTGGCTGGGATTTGTGCCTTTTGCAGCGATATGCACGGTATTTCCCAGCAAAGAAGACCTGGACGAATTCTATGACGAATATTGCGAATATGTCGGGGGGCGCAAGGTCGAAGGTTTTGTCATCAATACCAACAACATGATCCACAAATACGTCCGGATGAAGAATGGGGAAGTCGTTGAGTATTCACAGACAGGAAGGAAGAGCGGGTAAATGACAAAAGAAGAATTTACAGCTAAATGGAACAACATGCTGGAAGCACAGCGAAAACTGGACGAACGGATCATCCAGGGTAACGGTCTGACCTATGCTGACTTGTATAACAGTGGCCGCTATCAGCATGCCCTTCTTGACGAACTGGGAGAGTTGAACCACGAACTCAAGGCCAACTGGTGCTGGTGGAAGAAAACACAGGCACCGGTGAACAGAGAAAAGGTGCTGGAAGAATTCGTTGACTGTCTACATTTCGTTCTCAGTTGGCAGATTGCCACCGTGGAAGTGGAACCCTATTCATACTATCGGCCTGCAGAAAAAGCATGGAACGCATTCAAAAGAGATGAAGCAACCACAGTGCCCCGGGCTGCCACATATGTCAACGGGATCGCCAAGTGGTGCGGTGACCACTACGTGGAACCCCCGGTTGGTGCCATAATTCGTCTCATGAACGGACTGGGATTCAACATTGAGGAAGTCTACAACGCCTACATGACCAAGAACAGGATCAATCATGAAAGGCAGGATAATGGATATTGATTGACTATGAAATCATCGGTACCGGCTCCAAAGGAAACGCTGTCCGCCTGGAAAACGTCATGATAGACTGCGGGGTCCCATTTAAGAAAATGCATGAGGCATTGTACAAATGCGACACCCTGTTAATCACCCACAGGCATAGCGACCACATCAAGGAGTCAACTCTTGCCGCCATTCGTAAGCAATTTCCGAGAATTAAAGTTTATGGAAATTCGGATGTTGCTCAAACAGTTCCCGTTGACAAGGTGATTGGTGAAAAACCCTTCAAACTCAAGAGGGGGAACATCACCATCACCCCTGTCATGGGGTGTCACGATGTTGACGTGACTTACTTCTTCATCGACTTTGACGGATTCAAGGTCCTGTACGCAACCGACACCTGCGAAATCACAAATCCCACCGGGGACAAACTGGACGCAGTGTTTCTGGAAGCGAACTATGACGAACACATCCTGAACGAAGTCGGAAAGCAGTATATCCGCCGGGGATATGACCCGTTCGCAAATGCCTGCAGACACCTTTCACTCAAAGCGTGCAAGGAGTTCTACTTTGGCAACAGGCGGAACAAGGACGTGCCCCTGATTGAGCTGCATCAATCGTCACGCTTTAGATAGGAGGTTCCATGAACGAAATCACAAACCTTACTCCGGATGTCACCTACTCTGCAGGAGTCGTCAGGTTTGAGAACTTTGAGGAGTACAAACTGCAGGCTCAGGATATTGCCGACTTCGTGTCATCCATCGTTGTCACGGAAGAGACTGTCCAGGCATCCAAAAAGATGATCGCAGCAACACGGAAAATCGTGGATGGACTGAACCGCCGCCGGATTGACATGAAGAAGGATATCCTTGCTTCCTACACCGAGTTTGAGAAACAGGTCAAAGAACTGCAGGGAATCATTGACGATGCTGACAGGACCGTCCGCGAACAGGTGAACGAACTGGAAGAAAAACGCAGGGCAGAGAAAAAGGAAGAAATCAAAGCCATCTGGGATAAACGGCGTGTCATGTACGACATCCCCATCCCTGACCTGTTCAACCACTGGTTTGACGAACGGTACCTGAACAAAGGCGTCTCCATGAGCAAAATCGAATCCAATATGACTGACTTCCTGGAAGACGTTCAGAAAGACATGGTCCTGATTCAGTCTCTGGATCGTTCTCTGGACGTGTTCAGGGAGTACGTGAAATCCTGTGACCTGACTCTTGCTATGGCTGCTGTAAAGCAGCAGGACAGAGAGCAGGAGGCTGCTGAAAAGGCGCTGCACACGATTCGCGAAGGTGTCTCAGACCTTGTGGCAACGTTCATCGTCCATGGGGAAAAGGACATCAAGCTGGCAGAAATGCTGCTGAAAGAAAACCACATTGAATACACAAGAAAGTAGAGGGAAATGAAAATGGAAGAAATCATCAAAGGACTGGAATGCGTTGAAGTAACTTATACATCTGACAAAAACAAAGCCACACTGACGTTCTACGATGACGAACGTGGAGAGATTCGTGAAGTCAACTATAACAAGCAGAGTTATGACGCAACCGCGAAGAAGTACATTGATGATCCGGAGAAAGTCCTGAAAATCGACAAAATGATTGACGAAGAACTGGGGCTGACATTTGAAACCCTGAACAATGCTGTAGGAATGCGCACAGACGTCTACTGCTATGACAAATTCTGCAGTCTGCACCCGGTCGTACAGACGACTAAATTCACCGAGGACATGAAAGGTGAAATCTACCAGACCGAAATAAAGGAAATCGAGGAAGGCGACTTTGCCATTCGAATCAAGTACGAAATCGACGGCGAAACCTACGAGTCCAAAATGACCCACGGCAAGTACATGGAGAACATGAAAAAATGGCTAAAAGACCCGCAGAAGAAGGCAAAGGTCTATGAGCGGTTTGAAGAGAAATTCCTGGTCCCCGTCTCTGAGAAAGACACCCTGATTGGTCACCCCATCATGGTTGAAGTCAAGGCCGCATTCGGAACATCCCTGTACGGCGACATCAAAAAATTCCCGAGGAAGAAGTAAATGCAGGACCGGGAAATCCTGTTCTACGATATTGAGGTTTTCCGTTTTGACAGTCTGGTTGTCTTCAAGAATATTGACAACCAGATTGTCAATTATTTTTGGTCACACGAACTCACAGAGGAGGGGAATGGATTTGAAAAGGTCCGGGAAGTCGTTGATGGAAAAATCCTGTGTGGATACAACAACCATCACTATGACGACAAGATCCTCACAAAAATGATGCAGGGCGTGCCTCAGAAGGGAATCAAGGCTGCCAATGACAAAATTCTCAACGGTTCAGATGACGGAATCAAAGTTGACCTGCAAGGTGCTGTTCAATCCATAGACTGTATGCAGCAAATCGACCTGTCCATGCCGGGCTTGAAACTCATTGAAGGCAACATGGGCAAGTCCATCATCGAATCAGACGTGTCCTTTGACCTGGACCGCCCGCTGACAGCAGAAGAAAAGGAAGAAGTCCTGAAATACTGCTGCTATGACGTTGAAAACACTATTGAGGTGTACAAGCTTCGGAAGCACTCCTACTTTGACACCAAAGAAGAGTTGGTCAAAATGCTGGGCAATGACAAAGCCATGAAGTGGAACACCACAACCATTTCCGCAAACCTCCTGCTGGAAAAATCCCTCGTCAAATGGGCCGGGCTCAGGATCCCAAAGGATAAATGGCGAAACGTTGAAGGGCTGCCTGATGAAGTCTGGACCATGTGGGAACTGGCAAACGACTTCAAAAAAGGTCCCGAAGCGCTCAAGGGCAAGAACTGCAAACTGAGGATGTATGACATGGATTTTGTCTTCGGTTTCGGAGGGATCCATGGCGCTGCGGTTGGAGAGAAAGAGTTCAAGAACGTCATGCTGCTGGACGTTGGCTCCATGTATCCGTCAATCGCAATCATCCTGAACGTCCTGGGCGACGCAACGGACAAATATGACGGCATCCGAAAGGAACGTCTGGAAATCAAACACAAGGACAAACTCCGTTCCGACGCCTTGAAGCTGATTCTGAACTCCGTTTATGGAAACCTCAAGAACCAATATTCCATCCTGTACAACCCCGCGGCGTCATCGACCGTCTGTGTATTCGGCCAGATGGCTCTGTTTGACTTATGTCGGGAACTGTACAACGCCGGATACAAGCTGGTCAACGCCAATACCGATGGAATCGCATTCATCGACCCGTGTCCCGACAATCCAATCCAATATGACCGTTCATATGATGTCATATGGCACGAATGGGAAGAGAAATGGGGACTGTATCTTGAACTGGATACCTTTGCCAAATGGTACCAGAAGGACGTCAACAATTATGTGGCGGTCTATCCGGACGGCAAGATAAAGGTCAAAGGCGGGGACGTGAACAAGTATCACTTCAATCCCGAAAAAGGGCAGCACAAGCTGTTTTCCAATAACAATATTCGGATTGTGCATATCGCCCTGGTGGAAGCAATCGTCTATGGCAAGAACCCCATAGACGTACTCAGTGAACATATGCAGGAACCGGAACTGTTCCAGTATGTCCTGAGAGCCGGAAGGACCTATCAGGGAGTGTTTGACAAAGACGACAACGAGATGCAGCGAATCAACCGCGTGTTCGCCTGCAGGAAACCCGAAATAAGCACAAAACTGTACAAGAAGCGGGCAGACGGAGGATTGGTCAATTTCCCGGACGCTCCTGAAAACATGTATGTATACAACGGAGACTTGAAGGATTTCAAGGACTTTGGCAAAATCGCTGACTTCAACCACTATCTGCGCATCATCCGCAAAAAGCTGGATTCATGGGGAGTGGTTGTGCTGTAGAAAGAGAGTTTGAAAATGGGAATTTCAGAGGCAAGACATGCCATTCATTGAGTTTCAGCCCGGAGAGAAATATGCGAAACCCGGTGCTGACAAATCAGACTTCACAGAGTCATTCCAGGACTGCGGGTATCTGCTGACAAAGGATGAAATAGTCATTGACATTGACCATCTTCCGAAAGAGTCAATCAGAGAACTCTGCAAGACCTTTGACATAAAAACACAAATCGTCTGGACGAACCGGGGAGCGCACTTGTACTTCAAGAAGCCCCCGCGTCACAGGCGCACAGACGGCGTGTGTCGCCTTGGATTTGAAATAGAGGAGTTAACCTGTGCCAACCGTCCAAACGGCGTGACGGTCAAAAGAGACGGTGTTCTGAGGGAAATAGAGAACGCTGGAGCCCGGGAAGCTCTCCCCGATATATTCACCGTATCCAAACGCTTTGAAGACCTCACGGGGCTCTCTGAGGGCGATGGACGCAACAGGAAGCTGTACACCCACAAGATGAAACTGAACAACTGTGAAGACTGGTTTAGAATCATCCGGTTCATCAATGAACACGTGTTTGACGAACCCCTGCCGCAAAAGGAATTCGACAGTCTGTCCCGTGCTGAACAGTCCGAAGGTGACCAGAAAACCACAGACGAAGCAGATGTGGCAGAACAGGTCATCCGTGAATTCAAGTGTGCAAAATGGGCGTCACAAGTCTGGTTCTGGAGCGAAAAGGCGGGGAAGTTCATTTCCGATGATGAGGAACTCGCTGCAATCATTGCCAAACGGATTGCAGTCAAGGATCCGAACAAAGTGGAAAAGGCCATGAAGTGGTTGCGAATCAACGCAAAGAAGTACCCCGCGGATTATATCTTCAAGATTCGCCTGCGCAACGGATTCCTGGCTGACGGCAAATTCACGCCAATCGTTGTTGATGACTTCACGCCCCACTGCATCGACATCGACTACAACCCGGACGCAGAACCGGTGCCGGCGATTGATGAATACCTTGATCAGATCGTCAACGAACCGAAGTACACACAGCAGGACATGCAGGACTATCGCAACAGACTGATAGAAATCATGGCCTATGGCCTTATCGTCAACCCTGAACGTGTCCGGGTGCTGTCAAAGTTTCACATCCTGCGTGGTGAGGGGTCCAACGGCAAGGGAACTTTCCTTGAGATCATGAAGACCATTTATCAGCCGGAAAACTGTTCCACGCTTTCCATTGAGGATTTGGCAGACGCAACACGTATCAATTCACTGACAGGCAAACTTGTGAACCTGGGGGACGATGTGGAAGACAAGCCCCTCGGCAAGACTCAATTCAAGCACATCAAGAACATCACGTCTGCTGACACTGTGACCATCAGGAGACTGTACAAAGAGGCGGAGTCTGTGGTGCTGCAGGCAAAACTGATATACACATCAAACTCTGACCTGAGGACTGTTGACAAAGGTCATGCCCTTGAACGCCGAATGTGCTGGGTACCCATGTTCAACACCGTGCGCAAGCCGGATCCAAACTTCATCACCAAAATGACCACCCCGGAAGCACTGGAATACTGGATGAAGCTGATGGTGGAGGCTTATGTGCGACTGTACAAGCACGGGTGGACTGAAAGCAAAATTTGTGCAGACTATAACGGCGAATATCACCGCCACAATGACATTTCGAAGATGTTCATCGAAGAGCTTGAGAAGGATGATTTCCTCTATAAGACCCGGCAGGAGGTGCTGGACATGTTCGACAAATGGAACACTGACGACGACAGGAAGCTCAACATGAGAGCCTTCAAGCAGAACATCTGGCTGCTCTACAGAATGGGTTTCGGGGTAAATACACGCCAGGGGAAGTCCGCAAAGGTCCTCATGGAGCAGTGTGAGACAAAACAAAATCTGAAACCGACGTTCAAATAAGGGCAAGAAGTGGTAAAGGTGAGGGCAAGACGTAAAAAATCGTAAACCTCGCAAACCCCCATGAACAGGGGACTTGAGGCCCCTCGGGAGCCCATAATTACCTATTACTTCTTTCTTCTAAAAAATATATATAGAAAACCAAACACAACGTTACGTTACGTTCCCCTATATAGAGAGTTCGGCGCTCGATTCCTGCGAAAAAATAAAAATCCCTCTGTTAGATGTGGCTAACCCCTTGTTCTGGGGTTTTGGCCCATCTTGCCGGAGGGTGTGGGGTGATGACTCTGGAGTGTGGAACATTGGATTCTGGGATATGGGGTGGGACGTTGTGGATGGACACAGAAAGGGAGCAAATGAACAAATCAATTCTCGTCCACGAACACTGCCTGATAGATGCTGACAAAGTTGTCTGCATGTACATAAACCGTGATCACGATGGTGTTGTCTTAAGTCTTGCCCGTGACCATTGTGTTCTGGCAGACCTGGCAGCTTATGAAAGGACAGTCACAACAAAACTTTTTGACGAACTGCTGGATTTCATGACTGATCCTGAAATCTATTATTTCTCAATCCCCCGTTTCCTTGAGGACTATCCCCGGTTAGTGGGGTGTGGTGCATGACACGAAACCAGTTCAAGGACCGTCTGAGAACTTTTGGGTGGGAATGCTTTGAGAAGGATAGGTTGGAGAATGAGCTATTGGCTCGCTACAGGGACGCACAGCCCCGTCACAAGACGAAACCGATTGAAGACGAACTGACATACGTCCGAACACGAATCGCTCTCACAAAGGAAATTTTGGGCCTTATGGAGCCGGGTGATAGGGACATGGTTATCATGGTCTGCACAGGAAAGTTTTCCGGAAAGGAAGTCGGAGTGATGCGAGGCTATTCCCTATCAGGGGTGTACACGAGAATCAACAGGGTGATTGACGCCGCGCTGAAGAAGTTTTCTGGAAAATAAGCTTTGACCAAAAAGTTTTCCGGAAGATAAGTTTTGCCTGGAAAGTTTTCCTTGACCTGAGTAAAGTCCGCAATCGTTGCGGACTTTTCCTTTGTACAATTGAGTCAGGTGGTGTATCTCTAGTATCTTCAAAATCGTCATTATCCAAAATAAACACCATCCGAACTCCATCTTTTCCGGGACGGTTCCCCTTTCCTCTGTCCCGGATAGTTTTTGTGGGTGACTGGAAATTCCGGTGGAAGTTTTCCGGATAAAAGTTTCACCGTGAAAGTTTTCCCCGGACAAAAGTTTTCCCTTGATAAGTTTTCCGGATAAAAGTTTCACCGTGAAAGTTTTCCGGAAGAAAGTTTTCTCTGAATAAGTTTTCCCTCAAGAACTTTTCCGCCATGGAAGTTTTGCCGAAACAAGGAGTTTGATGAAGAAGTTTTTCCAGAGATCAAAAGAAGTTTTCCTGAACTTCATGCATAACGTTGCCATTGGCTTTCTGTGGGTGTGCATTGCTGTGTATGGTCTGGCCATTTTGGCACCCTTATTTTTGCTTGGCGTATGGCTGAGCGTCCAAATGTTTCACATGGTGGTGGCTGCCCTATGAATCCAAAAATCGTCAAAAAACTTTTGTCCTGCTACCCCGAACTGAAATCAGAACTTTCCAGCACCCGGCGGGAATTTCGGGATGTTGAACACAAAAAGTCCGATTTGGCCCATCCAAAAGCCGTGTCATGGGACGGGACTCACAGTCAGAATCCCGTCGCCCAGGCCGACATTTTGACCGGCCTGATCAGCGATGAAATGGACGCCGCCCAGCGTGCGGCTGCCCTTGAAAGGCTGTTGGATACCCTGTGTGCCTTGCGGGATCGGATGGAGGAACCCGGGCGCACGCTGGTCACGGAGAAGTATTTCCAGGGCCGGACATGGGAGAGCCTGCAGGTGCGCCATGGGATGAGCAAGGCGGGGATGGATTACATCATTGAGCGGGAGATTTCAGGATTGGTATAGACGCAAAAAAGACTGGGGTTATCCAGTCTTTTACTTTGTCCAGTCATGTAGCTCTGTTCCAAAATCCTGCGCCAGTACAGCGTCGGTCAGATAGTCATCGTCCATGTCGTCAACCTCCAGATATGCCAGGCATCCATAGATACCCTTTGCGATGTATGCCCGTGTCATGCTGCCTGTCCTCCGTCCAGCCGGACTGCTCCGGACTGGGTATCATATGTCACCATGTCGTTCAGCTGTGCCGCTGCGTCGTCTGCCCAGCTGGCGCGGATAGCTACCGCGCACCAGTGGCCGGCTGCGTCCTGGTAAGTCAGAGTCACAATACCGTCTGTGACGTCGGCGATTTCGGCACTCACCATGTGGCTCTGCTCTGTGGTCTGTGCCTGTGTGGCTGCCTGTGTGCATCCTGTCAGCGCCAGGACTGTAATCATCGCGATTGCCTTAACTGTGTTTATCATGTCTATACCTCCTTGGGTTTGGCTTCCCATGACGCCCAGCGTGTGGGCGTTTCGGCCGGTTGCCGTCCGGCTCTCATCAGATGGGTTATGCCGTCGCCTTTCCGTAGTCGGCTGTTGCCAGCCAT